ATCTTCTATGGTTGGTTGCTTTCCATTTAATGCTGTCTGTAATCCACTTGTTTTCGCAATAGTTAAATCACCATCTTCTATGGTTGGTTGCTTTCCATTCAATGCTGTCTGTAATCCATCAGTTTTTGCTATGGTTAAATCTCCATCTTCTATGATTGGTTGTTTATTTCCTAATTCAGTAATGATATTGGTTGTTCCAATTAATAAACCACCTTTAATATTTACATTTCCATTAATAGTTCCTTCTGTATCATCATATTTACTATCTAAGGCATCCTGTAATCCACTTGTTTTTGTTATGGTTAAATCATCATCTTGTATCGCGTCTTGTTTTCCTTGTATTGTATCAACTACATCTCCAATATCTGGTAATGTTATGTTTGTTTTTACATCTAATGAACCATCAATGATTAAATTATTAGATATATCAACACCACTTTTTAATAAATATCTTTTGTCTAATTCATCTAAATCAACGGCTGAAGTACTGCTTTGAATTGTAGAATTAAAATAAACTCCAGACAAATCAAAAAATTCATTTGTATAACTTGAACCAAAATAAGAAACCATTATAATATATGTTAAGATTTTTTTTAAAAAATATTCATTTTTTAATTAAATATCTTATCATATATATATAATATGTTATTCATCAATAAGAAATATAAACCAATGATAACGAAACAATCAGAAACTAAAGAAAAAGAACAAGATTACACGCCTAATATCCAAGGTAAAGGATTAAATGAATTGATTGAAAAAGTGAAAGACATGAAAGTTAAGGAACAAACCAAGAAAAGGAAAACGAATTCAAACAGTAAGATATCATTTAATTAGAATAAAATTGAAGAAGAAATATAATAATTAATTAAAAATCTAATAATCGTATATAATAAAATGTCTTCCGTTTCCGACCACATCCAATTAATGAAATCTCAAGAAAAACAATATGATAGCGTGTTTAATAAACGTGAATGGTTGTATATCAATGATACCGTCACCCAAAATGACCAAGGAACCTCCATTATTGAAACAATATCATTAAGCAACAACTCCAAATTTTTGGATTACAATTCTGCTTATTTGAGCGTTCCTTTGTTGATTACTTTCTTCAAACGGAGCTACAAATGAATGTATTTCTACTTCTATGCCTTATATGAAAGCCGTTTCGTTTAAACAATCATTCTTATCGATGATTAACTCAATCACCGTTGATTTAAACGGACAATCAATGATACAACAAAATCAACTTATTGATATATATAATCATTTTAGACTTTTGACTTCCGAAAGTTGGACATCTCAAAACAGATGGAGCACTATTGGATTTTATCCTGATGTTGCTGAGGTGGGTGGCTTCGCTACTGCTCATAGTGAATTTGCCCCTGCTAGTAATACTTCGAATAACTCATCCTTAAATGAAGGTTTAACCGAACGTCTTAAATATGTTTTAGATGATAGCTGTGAAACACTTGACGGGATAGCGACTTCTACACTCTCTAATCTTATTTCTAAAACCGAACTATCAAAATTATATATTTCCCATTTATCGAGTAAAACGGCTGGAACTACTACAGATGCCGAAACATCTGGAACTGATGGTGTTTCCCCTGTTCTTTAATACAGTGTAAAAGCTACTATTATGCTTAAAGATATACATCCTTTATTCGAGGTTATGCCGATTTCTAAAAGTCTGAATTTTAAAATCCAAATATTCTGGAATAATAGTGTAGCAACTGCTACTCACAATGGAACTAACTGGATAGCTCAAAGTTCCCAATTTAGAGTCTACAACGGAACTCTTCCTCTAATGCTTAATAATGTCGCGGATGGCTTCAATGGAGCAACCGCTGGAACTCTAAGAGCGTCTGTCTATGTTGGTGATACTTGCTATGACACAACACAAAAAACTGCGGGGACTTTATCAACTGGTGGCGTTGGTAAGCAAGTGGAACTACACGTTCAAGCGGTTCAAATGCTTGAAGACATTGAAAGCAATTATGCCCAAAATCATTTAAGAGATGTTTCTTATCACGATTACTATCAATTCACTCTTCGTAATATCGCGGGTGAAGGGAAAGGGTCGTTCAATCATCTTGTTTCGAATGGTATATCTAACCTTAAAGCGGTGCTCATCGTACCTCAACTAAGTAGTTTAAACAATAATGTGAATGTATTCGATAACGGATTGCCTCAATTGATGGGACACATCAACAACTTTAATGTTTTGGTTGGTGGTTCGAATGTTCTACACGCTGACACAAGATATACTTATCAATCCTTTAATAACGAATTCTTCAATGAATTTGGCATAAATGGCAACCAGTAGCCGGGCTTGGGTTCTAATTTGATTGATTATAAATCGTGGTTGAAAAAGCCTTACTACTATGTCAATTGTTCCCGTGTCCCCGTTGAGCAACGAACCGCCTACCGTTCTCTTCAAATTAAAGGCACCAATTCTTGTGAATTAGCTATGGATTATATAATATTCGCAATATATTCTAAATCGTTTCAATTGGACGTGATCAGTGGCAACATTAACAAAATCGATTAAATAAAATGATTTAGGGCTTTTACTTTATAGAATAAAACCAAGATGACAGCCCCCCAGGGGGTGGCAGTCTTCGCTAGAAGACGAAGCACCCATAGACCCACCTTTAAAATCTTTACATTAATTTATTTTAGGAGATTCATAAAAATCAAATTTAACATAAAATTCTTTTTAAAATTTAAATCTTATTATAAGAGTATAATGAATGTATCTTTGAACTTATCACCTGGACAATTAAGCAAACTAAGAAATGGACATGGCTTTCGTATTAGCAGGGCTATGTTTGGTTCTGGCGTTGATATGATAATTGACCCTACGACTTTCAACAATATGATGATGAAATTAGAACGAGGAAAAGGAGCTGTTACATCAATGAGTGGAGCAGAAATTGAACAGAATAATATGGAAGGAACAGGTTTATTTGCTGGTTCTGGTCGAAAAAGCGGCAAAATTTCAAGAATTAAGAAAGCCCGTAAGTGGCGTGATTTCAGTGATGAAACATTAAGAAAAGGTATTGATACTGGTAGGTATGGATACGAACAATTCAAAGAAGCAACAGACCCAGTAGGTTCAGAATTGAAGAAATCAGGAAAGAAAGCAATAAAAGGGTTTTCTAAAATGTTCGGTGGCGAGATGGAAGGTGATGAGATGGAAGGCGATGGCTTCTTTAAAGATATCAAAAAAGGACACAATAGAAAAATAAAAAATAGTGATTTAGGGAAAGCCCTTCGTGAAAGTGCAAGAAGTGCTATAAGTGATGGTTATGACAGAGGGGCAAAAGAATTAGACAAAAATAAATACGGTAAACCTATATCTCAATATATGAGTAATAAAAAAGGTTCTAATGTCAAGAAATTGACTGGATACACTGGCTTAGGTTTGAAACTGGCCGGTGATGGACGAATGAAAAGTGCTGTAGTAAAAAGACCTAGTATGGCAGACCTACAAAGAATAAAATCAGCTGTAGAAGCTCGACCCGCTTTTATGTCACGTGGTAATTTTGACCCCGAGGATATCAAAAGATTGATGGCGAAACACGGCAAGGGGCTGCGAATGTCTGGTTCTGGAACTTGTGAGGCGTGTAAAGGAAGCGGAATGATGAATGATAAATTTATATTCAGTGATATCGCCATTTAAAATTACTTAAAGATAAGAAAATATAAGAATATATAAGAAGACATAATTTAATATGCCGAGAACTGCGATTGATTATTCGAAATGTTGTATATATAAAATAGAACATATAGAAGATGAAAATTTAGTATACGTAGGACATACAACAAATTGGGACAAGAGAAAATGCGAACATAAACATCGTTGTAACAGTGAGAAAAGTGATAAACATAATTTAAAACTCTATCAAATGATGAGAGAAAATGGCGGATGGGAAATGTTCAAAATGATTGAGGTTGAAAAATATCCCTGTAATGATAAACGAGAAGCAGAGAAAAGGAAAACAGAAGTTATGAAAGAATTAAAGTCTAATATGAATATGACAATAAGTTATTTGACAGAAGAGGAAAAAAAAGTTATAAAAGGAAAATGGACAAAGAATACTACGAACGGCATAAAACAATGCTTCTAAAAAAATTCAATGAATATAAGCAAAACAATCGAGAAGTAATATTACAAAGAAAGAAAGAATATTATGCAAAAAATAAAGACAAAATATGTGAAATCGTCAAAGAAAAAATTAAATGTGAATGTGGATGTGAGGTTGCTAAATACAAATTAAATCGGCATCAAACTACAAAAAAAAACATATTAAGCTTTGTAATTTAATTATGAAATAAATAAATGACATTTTTTAATAAAAATAATATCTTACATTATATTATATTAAGATGTTGTCGAATTTCGATATCGATGAGTTAGTTGTTAAAATGGGTATAAATAATTTTAAAGGTTGCTTTTATAAATATACCTTAAAGAAAATAGAACCTTCAAGCAGTTATATCATAAATTTGAATAGTGAATTCAATGAAAAGAATGAACGAAACGCAGGCAGTCATTGGGTGGCTTTAATCACTGATGATATGAAACGGGGGCTATAGTTTGATAGTTATGGCGAGAAAGAACCTAATAAAATTAAGAATTTGTTAAAATGTAATCAATACAAAATAGCACACACATCGAAAAATATGCAATCTCTTATGAGTAATTTGTGTGGTTATTTTTGTCTGGCTTTTAATTACTTCTTAACTGTTAGTAAATATAGAACCAAGAATATTATAAATGATGCTTCTATATTTCTGGATTTGTTCGAAGACTTGGATATCACAAATGATATTTATAAGAATGAATTTATTTTATCCTTATTCTTCACTGATAAGAAAAGTAAAAAAATATTATTTGATAATATCAATATTGGTGTGAGTAAAGACAATAAGATTGATAATCGATTTAATATTGATGACAAGCCTTTATCATTATAATTCATTTTCTTCTGTTCTGATTGGGTTGCTGTTGTTGGATGAGATAGAAGAACCATCATCAACATTCAATAATTTAGGGTCTATTACTAAAAGATTATCTTTTTTATTCATCTGATTTAGTATAGAAGAATTCTCTACTAAATTAACATATTTATTATATACTTTATTAAGATATACTAAGCCGTCTGTGCCTCTGTCTTCATTAGGAAGGCTTAATGTTTTAAATATATCTAAGGCTGAGGACTTAAAAGATATTGCTAATTCTTGCTCTTGACTGGAATTCTCTGTAATCTTCATATACAATTTTATACTTGTAAGAATTGTTATCACCATAGACACGGAACACGTGATGACGGATATTATTTATTGGGATATGAAATCATCACTTCCAACGCTGAAGGAACCGCTGAAAACGCTCAATATAATAGTTGGTATTTCGAAATAAGCAGACGCCCCTTTATAGTATAAGTGATTTTTGATGTGTCTGTTGGTAAGTTGAATACAATTCAAACGAATTTTATCTAATAAACTATCGATTGATGAACTCCAATTATTCATTTTAATATATAATAAATTAATATAATTAATTCATCGTGTTATTCTTTACACAGATGTATATGATGTTTTAATAAATTGGAGGAAGAATGATGTGTAGTTTTGGTTTCTTTGGTTGTAAAAAGAAAAGGTTGACGTATGAGCCTTTACTTTATAGAATAAAACCAAGATGAACTATAGAGCAACCTTTTAACCTTATCAATATATGATGATGAATTTATTTTTGCTCATAGGTAAATGTGTAAATTGAATTTTGGTTGTAAAAGAAAAGGTTGACGTATGAGCCTTTACTTTATAGAATAAAACCATAATGAACCATAGAGCAACCTTTAGCCTTATGAATATACGATGATGAATTATTTTTGCTCAAATATATATATGAAAATTAAGTTTTGGTTGTAAAAGAAAAGGTTGACGTATGAGCCTTTACTTTATAGAATAAAACAAGATGAACCATAGAGCAACCTTTTTGCCTTATATGTGTATGTGATGAATTATTTTTGCTCAAATATATAAATCAAAAATAAGTTTTTGGTTTCTTTGGTATTAATTCAAAAAGGCGACGGGGGACGCTAGGGGACGCTATTTTAATTTTTTTTCTAAGTCTGCCTCTATGAAGGAAACTTTGTTTTTCAGCGTCCCCTGCGTCCCCTGCTTATTTAATCTGGAATATATTTAGATTTGAAATTTATTAATAATTTGTTATTATCTAATATTTATTGATGTCTATTTATTATTATCTTTATCTTA